TTCGGTTACTCGTGCCGCCGAGCCAGAGGCGTTCCGCGTGATCGGCTTTGAGCTGACCGGCGAGCACGTGGCCTGCACGCTTTTCCATCGCATCATTAATGCGACATATGACCCACTGCCCGGTGTGCGTGTCCGTGTGATCAACGGTGGCGATAAGGTGACTTTTCCGTCCAATGCCGAGGGCTGGACGGACATGGCCATGGGGGACAATCAGTCGGCGTATTGGCCGGAGCACGGGGATTCCGGGCCGTACAGCGCCGAGATCTATGGAGGACCATCGGACAATGTGCATGGTCTGGGCTGGTTTCATGGCACGGATCATATGTCGTTGATCACGATCTGGCAGGCACCAGGGGAGGGGGCCGGGGATATGACCGTACAGGTGGTAGACGAGCAGGGCAACCCGCTCAGCGAGTACAAGTTTCAGGAGCTGTTCCGGTTTGCGGGCGTGGTGACGTATGCCGACCAGCGCTTCGAGTGTGTGAAGTTGATCTGGCGCCAGGCGCGCAAGGCGGACATGCCGCACCCGCTCATAGTGACCGTGCTTGATAACAAGCCCAATCCAGAAGGCGGGATTGGCAATCCCTTGTCGGGTATCGAAGTGAATGCAACCCTCGGGCCATCGGTAGAGACAGACGCCGATGGCCAGGCCGTGTTCTGGATGGGTGATCCATGGCGCTATTCGGTGCCGTCGGAGCCGGCAGGCGCGGTGGGGGTGAACAAGCGGCGTGATGGGGGCAGCGACGCGGTGAAGGTCGGCTGGGTGATGGGCGAGCACCGGTGGCTGGACGTCGTTCTTCAAGAGCGAGCGACAGGGGTGCCCTCGCTGCCAGCGTTCCACGGGCTGGCGGTCAGCTCGCGCAGTTTTTCGGTGGGTGTGCAGTGCGCCGGCGCCTCGACGGTAGGCTATACGCTAGATGGGCCCGATTATCATGACGAGGACAGGCTGGCGCTCGGAGAGAATGGGACGCTGTTGGTGTCTTACGCGCTCCAGCCCGAGACGACGTACCACCTGAAGTGCTGGGGGCGCAACGCGGCCGGCGACGGGCCGGACGCACCGCTCGAATTCACGACACTCGAGGAAGTGCCGGGCCCAGAGCCGACGGACCTGGCAGAGGCACTGGGCCGCATCAAGGCGTCCGCGGGGGCCATTTGCGATGAGGTGGATGCGCTCCTCGAAGGCCTGACATGACAAAGCCATCTATGGCCGTTTCCACCCGGCCATTGTGGGGGTCCGGCCTGGACTACCGGGCCCATTTTCTCCTCCTTGTGCCGAGGGAGGTCCGGCCTGACCAACCGGACCTCCCGAGGGGGAGATTGTAGCAGATCGTAACCATGAGACTCCAGAAGGCTCAGAAAGAGGGCGTGCTGCGGTGGATCGCCGAGGGGCTGAAGTCGGACGAGATGAACGAGCGGGCCCTCGGGTTCATTCCGCCGTTTCAGGTTTCGCGCCGGCAGGTGACCTATTATCGAAACACGCGCCGGGCGGACATCGAGGCGCTGGTCAAAGCGGGCGAGCAGGATGCGCTCAGCGAGGGGCTGGCCCGGAGGGGCGAGCGTGTCACGAAGCTCAAGATGCTGGCCGCGCTCCTGGAGAAGGACTTGTTCGGCGGTTTTCTCTGGCTCCAGCAAGAGAAGGGGATCGGCAGCGGCGCGGTGGCCAAGATCGTGGATTATGAAGAGTTCAACCGAACCGAGGTCGAGGCATACCGCGGGGTCCTGGACGACATTGCGCGGGAGCTGGGACACCGCCGGCAGGAGATGAACCTGAGCGGCGTGATCTTGACCGAGGACGTCAGTGATCTCGACGACGATGAATTGGACGCCCGCCTTGATCGCCTCTTTGACGCGGCGAGAGAGAGAGGAGTTGCTCCGCCTGGAGACGGAGAAACGGCGGTGGGCAGCGCGGACGGACATTAACACTTTTATCCAGACCGTACTCAAGGACGAAGCTGGTCAATTCATGTGCCAGGCGGAGATCCACGCCCAGTGGCACGCCCACATCGACTATGCGGCCCGGATCGGCAAGTACCCGTTGATCATGGCGCCCTGGGGGCACGGGAAGACGCAGCAAATCGTGGTGGGGAGGATCCTCTACGAGCTGGGCCAGAATCAGAATACCAGGATCGGGATCGTGTGCAACAGCGACGGGAACGCGGTGAAGCGCGTCTCGGCCATCAAGGACTATGTACAGCGGGATACAGACTATGCTGCCGTTTTTCCCGAGGTGACGCCGGACTATGGCCGGGGGTGGGGCAAGCAACAGATCTACATCGAGCGGAGTCCTGGGGCCCGGAGCGTGGACCCGAGCGTCTTTGCCGCCGGCATCTTCTCGACCGGCATCGGTGGGCGGATGGATGGCCTGGTCATCGACGACCCGGTGGACATGCGAAACGCGCTGCAGATGCCGGCGCTCAGACAGGTGGTCATCGACGCCATCACCAACGTGTGGCTGTCCCGGCTTGAGCCTGGCGGGTTCGTCATCTATGTGGCGACGGCCTGGCATCCGAAGGACGCGACACACCAGTTTATCCGGGACCCGGATCTGAACAGCCAGTATTGCGCCTTGATCCAGAGGGTGAACGAAAACTACGATGGCATCGAATGCTATTTGGTCGGGAGCGACCCAGACGTGGAATATCCCATTGTGGGATCGCCGCTGGGACAAGGCGGCGATCATGAGGCGCCGCGGTGAGGTCGGGGCCCGCTCGTTTGCTCGGGGGTTCCGGCAGGAGACGCTCGACGATGAGGACCGCACCTTTCCGAGCGTGCAGAGATGCGCCTACGACGACCTGGACCCGCTCGAGCTCATCACTGTGGATTGGCCGCGATGGACGGGCGTCGACCTGAGCAGCGAGAAGCGACCGGGCAATGCGTTCGTGACGATTGCCCAGAATCCGGGAACGAAGAAGAGGCTCGTGATCGACGTGCGAGCGATGGCTATCACGAGCCCGGAGGTCTGGCGCCAACTCGAGGACATCCACCGGCGCTACCGGCCCAACATCATCCAGGTGGAGAACAATGCGCTGCAGGGCGCTGTGATCGAGTGGGGGCTCGAGCTCAATGCGACGCTGCCGGTGAAGGGGTTCATGACCGGCCGGAACAAGGCCGACGAGCAGATCGGGCTCCCCGGCCTGGAGGTGGAATTTGAGAATGAGGGATGGATCATCCCCAGGCCGAGCCATACGTTCGATTGCACGTGCGCCTGGTGCCAGTTGTGGTCGGAGCTGACGGCGCACCCGCTGGCCGATACCACCGACCTGGTGATGGCCCTCTGGTTTGCGAGGGAGGCGGCCCGGGCAGCCAGCGGCCACCTGGCGTGGGGCCCCAATCCGATGGCCGGCTACCGAGGATGAACGTGAATGGCAACTCTGAGGGACCGTGTGACTGCAGCCTATAAAGCGTTCCGCGAACCGCAACTAATCACGTCGCCGACGGACATCACCGATTTCGGGGATTTCGACGCCCGGCGGTTGCGGTACGCGCTGCTCTGGGCATTCTTTGAGAACACGGCCTACCGGAGCATCCACTCCTGGAGCACCGGCTATAAGAAACAGTACGGCCTGTATCGCTACATCCGGAACATCTACAACCCGGCCAACCGGATGGGGATCTTCTGGCAGACGCACCTGATGGGGGGACGGCTAGACCCGGAGGCCGGCGATGGGGAAACGGAGCCCAGCGCATTGCCGATCGTCACGAAGCACGAGGAATTGCGGCCGGCGATCGGGCACCTGTGGGAGCTGAGCAACTGGCAGGTGAACAAGGATGTGTTCACCCTGTGGGGGACGATCTTCGGGGACGTGGCGCTCGAGGTCGTGGACGATCCGGTGAGGGAAAAGGTCTATCTCAAGATCGTCAACCCGAGCCTGATCAAGAGCCTGGACCGAGACCCGTTCGGGAATGTGAAAGGGTACGTTTTCGAGGAGAAGAGGGCGCATCCGAATGCCCAGCGCAAGCAAGCGGTGACGTACACCGAGATCGCGGTCCGGGACGGCGACAATGTCGTCTACAAGACCCAGCTCAACGGACAGCCGTATGCCTGGCCAGGGCAGGAGCAGGATGGCCAGGCCGTTGCAGAGTGGAGCCGGCCCTATTCTTTCATTCCCCTGGTCACGGTGAAGCACAATGACGTGGGCCTGGACTGGGGCTGGAGCGAGATGCACCCGGGCCGGGGCAAGTTCCAGGAGGTCGACGATCTGGCCAGCAAGCTCTCGGACCAGATCCGGAAGCTGGTGGAGGCGCCGTGGTTTTTCGCCGGGGTCGACAGGCCGGCCAGCACGCCGGCGACCACCAGCCGGGACTCGGAGACCTATCAGCAGACGAGCTCGGCCACCAACCGGCCGCAGCCCGGGCGGGAGGAGATGCCGGCACTATATGGGCCCCAGGGCTCGACGGCCACGGCGCTCGTGGCGCCGCTCGACATTGCGGCCACGACGGCCTATATCAAGGAGCTACTCGCAGAGCTGGAGCGAGACTTTCCCGAGCTGCAGATGGATATCTGGTCGGCCAGCGGGGACGCCTCGGGCCGGGCGCTGCGGATCGCGCGGCAGCGGTGCGAGGCCAAGGTGCGCCAGCGGCGGAGCAATTACGACAATGCGCTGGTGCGCGCACAGCAGATGGCCCTGGCCATCGGCGGGTGGCGTGGCTACCCGGAATTCGGGGGCCTGGGCCTGGAGTCGTACCAGCAGGGGGCGCTGGACCATTCGTTCGCCAAACGGGCGGTGTTTGCGCAGGACCCGATGGACGACGTCGAACTCGAGACGGCGGTCTGGGAAGGCGCCAAGGCGGCCGTCGCCTCGGGGCTGCCACTGGTGACGTATCTGCGCCGGCAGGGGTGGAGCGAGAAGGACATCACGGAGCTGCAGGCGGATCAGGCAGCCCTGGCCCAGACGGGGCTGGAGGCCTTGCCGCCCTGGAATCTGGCCGATGAGCCAGGGCAAGGGGAGCAAACGTGAGCGGGGCGATGGTTACGCGCGTAACCAAACGAGGCAGGCGTGGCTAAGACGGACCGGGCCCAGTTTGTGGGCGTGTTGCGCACAGCAGAGGCGGAGATGACGGCGATGTTTGGGCAGTTGGCCAGCGACATCGGCCAACTGCTCCTGGGGGCGGCGGGGCCGGACGGCACGATCCCGCCCGAGCGGATCCCGGAGCTGCAGCACAGGATCCGGCCCATGGTATCGCGGCTCTTCGTGGGGGGCCCGGAGCGCAGGCCCTTCGACGACGACCACAACCCGATGGCGCCCTATCCGGAGATCCTCAGCCGGGGGCAGATGGCGATGATCGATCTGGCGCTGGGGCGGGAGGCCGCGATCCTGGACAAGCATCTACCGAAGGACGTGAGGCAGAGATTGGCGGAGGCCTACCGTGGGCACTGATAAGCCGGCCTTCGAGGCCGAGACCAGCGTCGGACCCGGTTGGCTCGGGATCCGGATTCGTCGCAGAGACACCCGGCCCGGCGATGGGGACACCCCCGAGCCCGGACCGCACTACTGGCGCCTGGAGGACCTCCAGCGAGCAACGCCGGGCCGGGTTCTCGCAGAGACGTTGGAGCGGCGAGGATGAGCCCGGCCACGCTGCCGCCACTGGCGAACCCAGCACAGGGTTTTTTCTATCCCTGGCTCTTTGGGCGGAGGGGGGTGTATTACGATGCGCTGCACCTGTACGTGCGCCCGGGCGACGGCTACCGGCTGAGCGATCGGGTCTGGCGGACGGGCCAGCTCACGCGGAACCGGATCGACAACCTGATCCGGCACGAGATCCTGAACGGGACCTCGGCGGTGAAGATGGCCAAGCAGCTCGAGCGGTTCCTGAAACCGGAGCGCGTGGGCATCAAGACGGCCAAACCGTATGGCCAACTCGGGAGCTACGATGCGCGCCGGCTGGCGAGGACGGAGATTACGGCGGCGCACGGGCGGGCGACGATCGACGCGGCCCAGGCCAACCCATTCGTCGAGGTCCTCACCTGGGGGCTGAGCTACAGCCATACCGACTGGCCGTGCAACTGCGAGGCCAACAGCCTGGCGGATGATGGTTTGGGCCCGGGCAATTATCGCATCGCGGACACGCCCGAGTACCCGGACCATCCGCACTGAATGTGCAACCTGCAGCCACAGGTGGTGGCTAACCCGAATCAAGTGGTGGGCCGGCTGCGAGAGTGGCTGGACGAACCGGAACCGGGCCCCGAGATCGAGGCGATGACCGACCTGAGCGGGCTGCTCTACGGGCTCCTCAAGCAGTGGGGCATGAAGCAATTTATCCTGGGAGGTGTAGCATGAAACGTACTGCGAAACAGTATCTGAGACCGGTTATTATGGCCTTGCTCGTCATCGCCCTGGCGGCTACGCTGTCGGAGGCCGGAGCACAGGGAACCAAGGAGCGGTTCAAATGGATCGTGGTCGACAAGTTGAGTCTCCTCGAAGGCGGGGCAATTTTCAACTCGTCTATCACCATGGAGGATACCCTGGACCTCAACGGCCAGGAGCTGACGCTCGATGCGGACGCTGACTCCAGTTTCACGGCCGACACAGACGACCAGCTCGACCTGGAGCTCGGGGGCGCCGACATCGTCATCTTCAA